TCTGATCTGAATTGAGCGAGGAAATTCCAATCAATATTCTGTTCCGGCTGATTCTCCACGATGGGTTGAATTTCTGCAGGAGTTGTATAGTCAGTCTGAATATTAGAGCCTAATATACCATTAACAATAGCAGCTCCCATTGAGTCGGGGTTATAGAGATTAGCATCATCCCAGTTATCGCAGAAGCAACACTCGATTAAGAGAGCCGGAGACTTGGTCTTTTTTAAGACATAAAGACCATCCCTAACCTTTACGCCTCTATTAGCAAAGCCAAGCCCTGCAATAGAATTAACAATATTCTGAGCTGCATCGTTAGAAGCTGAAGCAGAACTATACACCAACACTTCTGTTCCGTGACCATTTCCATCTGATGCGTTGAAATGAATTGATATATCAAGATCAACAGCGTTAGCGTTACACTTTGCCACTATCTGATACAAGTTATCATTTACGCTTGGCGCATCATCGACAGTACAATCGAATACTTCATGACCATTTTCTCTTAAGAGTCTTATAACGACATCTTTTACCTGCCTTGCCGCAGTTGACTCTGTGAAGACTCCACCGGCACCACAGCCGATGTGTCCGTCTGCATTGTGACCTGCATGCACATTAAATCTCATATAATCGCCTCCTAATTCTAATAAATCACTGTTTTTCTGAAATATAGGGTAAAATATATATTCCTTATTTCATTTTAATCTTCGTTGTTAGTAGATTCCGGATCCGGAATTGTTGCTATGCTGGTAGCAACAGAGAGTATCGCTGCTAATGCCGATGCAGATAATACCTGGATCCAGTCCACATCGCTTATAACGAATGCAGTTCCTATTACTGCAACGAAAGTCTGGAAAAACGTCTTGATACTACGCTCTGCAACCTTGAGCCACCAGCTCTTATTAGTTAACTTACTCATAATTATTCACCTGCCTTTTCCATCGCTTTTAACTCTATCACTTGCACTATCTCTAAGATTAGTTCGAGAAGCTCCGGGATTGTCATATCATATAAGTCTTTATCCATATCTAACCTATAATGTAGTTATATTCATCCTGAGTAATAGTGCCGGCATCAACCATCTCTTGGAGCTTCTTTTTTGTTACTTTACCCTTTTTATAGAGTCTTTTTAGACTCTCAACCAATGTCCTCATTCTACAGCACCCCTTCCTCTATCAACTCTTCTGTATATGCGTCTATTGCTTCAGACGAGTCTATCTCTTCAATGCTCTTAAGCATCTCATATTCTGATACAGTGATGATCCTGCTTTCGCAGACATAATCTGTATATGCTTCCATATCCTCGGTAGCTTCGTGATGCTCTTCTTCAATGTTGCGCCTCTGGATATAAGTTTCCGGCGATATCAATTGAAGTTCACTAGGCCGCTCTGCAGAGCGTTCTTCTTTCCATGCTTTCATTCTTTGTCCTCCTTGATATAATCTTCTTCATCGAGCCTATGTTTACATAGGGCTTAATCTCACATAGATAACAGTCATAAGTATCTGTGCATTTGAACCATCCCATATAAGAGATGATCGCACACATATGTTTTGAATATACAAGTTTATTCTCTTCTCTTCGTCTCTTTATTCTTTTGGCAAGTCTCGTTGCATGAATAAGGATCCCTTTTCTGATAGTAGTTATACCTCTACCGAAAGCGAATCCCATAAAATCGATACAACGGCCAATAGTCCGTTTACTCTTGTGATATACAAATTTTGCAACTTGCCAATTGTTCTTTAGTTTCAACCGGAATCGTCTTCCGATGAACTTCTTAATCTCTATCATTGCTTCATGTAGCCGCTTCTTATTGTCTGCCATAAAGGTAATATCATCCATATATCTTATGTATATATGGAAACCTAACTTTTCATACATAAACCAATCGAGAGGCTCTAACAAGTAATTAGCAAGCCATTGGCTTATATAAAATCCAAGCGGAATACCTTTCTTGAATCCCTTCAGGCATAGCTCGATTATGTATAAAAACCATTCATCCTTAATTCGAATGCGAAGCTCCCTCATCAAGATAGGAAGTCTTATGCTGTCATAGAAATGTCTAATATCAGCTTTAGTAAAGTTTCTTATACCTTTACCATGTCTAATCCAACGCTCCAACCTTCTTTTAGCCATATGCGCGCCACGTTTCGGAAAACTACCGCAGGAATACGGATATGATGTCCGAGTAATTATTGGCTCTAACACCAAAATAATTATGTGATGAAGCCATTGCTCATGGATTTCCGGCATGTATATCTTTCTTTCCTTACCATGCTCATAGATAATCCTTGGCGTTCTCTTTCTCGGCTTATAAGCAAGCTCCGGATTAGGAACTTCTACGCCTTCCGGTTTTGTGTTTAGTATCATTAGATACATCATATCGACTTCTTCATCTAGATGTTCGTCGATATATATTATTTCTCTTCTTGTTGTTTTTCCTTTTCGTAACTTTTTGTATGCTAGTCTAATAAGATCCTTGTCTAGCATCTTAGAATACAGATATTTATATTGTTTCTTGCCTTTAGTTTCAAAGTAGTTCATAGTTCTATAAATATAAGATAGTTTTTTCTTCTATCTCCTACGCACAGGCAGGTGCGACCGCTTTACCGTGCGCCCTGTATCGGAATAATTACCACTCCCCTAACCAATAAATGGCGGATAAGACGTGTTTCAACGCCCAGAGGTGTAATTGAATGAAGTCTACATTGGGTTAATATTGTCTTGGATAGAATTAGGACGCGCCGATGTTCCAGTTCGCATTCGTCGAGACATTGTTCAAATTCAGCGCGCCGACGCCATCAATGAGGTCATTGTTGCAATTGCCGAACCGAATGGCCACCGCCGTACCGAACGGACGCCGCCGTACAGTCGTAGCTTCATCCCCTAGTTTACATAGTTACAAAAATTTATTGTGGGGGAATGCCCCCACACCCCCTACGCCGCATCTGGAGATGCGCCGACAGGTGGTAGCAGAAGAACGGACGCGCCGACGTTCCAGTACGCAGTCGTCGAGACATAGTTCAAAGACAGCGCGCCGACGCCATCAATGAGGTCACCGTTGCAAGCGCCGAACCGACTGGCCACCGCCGTTATCGTGGCGTTGACCCAAAGACCATCGCATCCACCTGTTGATGATGTTCCTCCATAAGGCGGAACAGGTATCGTTCCAAACTTTTCAACAACAGCGTACTTATGCGGATAGTTAGCACTTGCTGCAGCTAATTGAATACCTGTGTCTTTATATGTTGTTGCCGGTGTAGTTATATCGTATTTATAGTTAGGAGACACGTATACCCTTCCGTTAACACTCTGAGTATATGGATCTCTCTGCCACTGCTGCCATGAGCCAAGTACGACAGAATGAAGTATCTTGTTAAGATGCTTCTTATCGTCACTTCCAGTTCCATAAAACTGACCGCCACCAACAACCGCATTGGCAAGTACACCATAAGTAGGAGACAGCGACGCGTCATATCCGTAGCAATTACCATAACCATACTTATTCTGGATATCTGAGGTCTTGCCCCACAGAATAAGGAGGTCATGAATAGTGTTGATAATAGCACCGCCAAGGAATTTAGCTCTTGACGAGAATGCATCAATAGCGGCCTTCTCCTGTGCCGTTGTCTTACCATATACAGGTTGAGTACCTGATACAGACATCATTTTGTCATTAACGATTGAACCGTAGAACATAGGGAGCCATACGCCTTCAAGCTCATTATCATCAGAGTCAATAAAGCCTACTGGCTCGAAGCCATCTCTTGGAGTAAGAGAAAACTTAACATATCTATCACTTCCTACGATATACTCTTTCTTATATATCTTCTGAAGCCAAGAGAAAGCACCACCGTCATATGATGTATTGGCTACATCTGAAGCGGTCTCTCCGTCAACCTTTTTAGTATAATCCGTAGAGGACAGCTCATAGTCAACATAACCGTCGCTCTTAACCATATAAGGCTTGTTATTCTTAAGAACCGGGAACTCAGACCAATCTCCGAGAGAAAAGCCACCACCCATAGTAATAGTTATAGGGCTATATGCCTTATTAAGACCGATATAGTCAATCCTCTCATCCGGATCTAACACGTCCATATGCTCAACAAAGCCATATACATTTTCTTCGTTAAGTATTTTAGATATCTCATCCACAGCGTACTGTGCTGCCACAAAATCGCTCATTTCTTACCTCCTTCTTATTCCTGTAAATTCTTCGTGTAAGACTCTGATATGGTCTTACCGCTTGCCGTCTCAGTTATAACCGTTGTCTTGGTATAATAATAGTCATCGTCTTCCGGCGTAACGACCGTTGTTATAGTCTTAGTCGTTGGCGATGTATCAACGAATGTTGTAACAGCTGTAATAGAGTTATCTGTATCCGTCTCCGTGATTTCTCTGTTACCTATCGCATCAAAATCTATTACCGTAGTCTTGTTGCATAGATTATAAACGTGCTCAAATTCCCACTTAGCTGTCTCATTCTTAAACTCTTCAAAGTCCGACAGTAAGGTATAAGCGGATTCATCTACTATAATGTTAGCCGATGCGTCGTTACTTAATGTCGTATACCAATCCTGCTCAATAGTCGAAGGTGTCGAACCATTGTAAGCAGGTAAGTAGTCAGGTGTGTTAGCAACAACAATAGAATATAGAATCGGATCCGCGAGAGCATCCGATGCATCTTTCGCCCAGATACCTACCTCATTGATATAAAATCCGCTTGTTACTGTTACGTTGGTAATCACCGCTTTCAACTTAACTGTAGTATCACTATAAGGTGCTACACTGTTAAATGGGAAAGACAATCTTTGGTTCTTCATGGCCGTCATAGCCTGAAGCGCCGTCTGTGTCTTTTCTTCAGCCGTGTAAGAACCATCTCCTACAGTTAAGGCCGTAAATTCTAACTTCTTACTGCCTGCCATAACTTGTGCTAAGAGCGCCGCTCCGGCATCGGTTATGACTGCACTACCAAATTCTGCCATACGTTTTTCCTCCTTAAGATATAGTCACTACGGCAAAGCCTCCGCCTTGTCCTATACTTCCGTATACATCTTGATTTATAACTTCATTAATGCTGAATACATCAGTGATAGCGTTCCTTAATGTCGATGTCGTACATGCTACAGCATAGGCTGTATGCTTAACTTCATTCGATAAGCTAACCTCATCTAGTATCTGGGAATACTTCTTAACGCTGTTAAGCACCTTGATGAAATTAGCATCATTTACATAGAGCTCCGGATACTGCGTTGATATCTTGAAATGTCCGGGCGTTCCGCCATATTCAAACCATTCTGTTACACTTGCGGAAGTGAAATATATAGCTAACACTTGCTCAATAGCCCATACAGTGCCTAATTTCCAATGTATTCGCCTTGCGTGTTTAATAATTTCGCGCTTCTGTGCTATATCTGCATCATATAGATACCATGTCACATTCAGCTCATAGGCAATTAGATCCAGATAAGCTTCACTCATTCGGTCTATAGCCTTATCAGTCCATTTCTCTAGGACAGCCATTGAGTATGACATATCCTTGAAGTAATCACTTATTGAGTCGGCTAGACTTACATCAGTAGCATCTTCTCGCATAAAGCTCGGAAGAAGCTCTTGAAAATTGACATCATCAAGTCTTATATCATCCATGCCATTTCTCCTTAATTATCATCATATACTTCATGTGTCACATTAGCTGTAATATCAACTCCATCGTAGTGTGCGACGATAGCTCCGGTAAGAGATGTGTACTCAGGATAAGTAACCTCTACCCTGTCAGCTCCTGCGTCGAGTAATAATCTCTTCAGCTTGTCTGGATTGATATCTCTTGCTATTACAGTATCCTGCCACAATCTGTACTGCTCTAATGCTCCGCCTTCACCTTCAATAGCCTCAACAACTGTATCCTCATTCTCTGAACTGACATAATACTTAAGCTCTATGTCATAGTCGCTTGTTGTAGGAGCCATTGTTGTGACATTATCGTTAAGTGGTCTCACGTCATCAGCACCAACTACTGACTGTACTTTAGCAATAAGCTCTGCGCTCGGTAGCTCTCCTGATGTTGTGATGATATACACATATATAACATTAGCCGATGGTGTAACGATAAAGGCATCTGCTACATCATTATCAGCTGACAGCGCCCAGTATCTATATGAATTGTAAGTACCTGCGGTCGAATAGCTCGATAATCTTAATCTGATGCGCTCTCTGTAGTCATCATCAGACTCTTCATCGGTACCGCCCTGAGTTGCTGTTGTGTTAGTTACTGCATCAACATAAGATATTAGATCAACCATCGTTGTAACAGTGCCCGGAAGAAGGCCATTGAACTCTGTGCCTCCCTCTATTGAATGAGCTGTCACATCAGCATAGGTTTCTCCTGCTGCAATAATTAAGTCCTCATCGGTCGCAAAATAATAACCGTCTCCTGTTGCAGCTCTTGTGCCTGCAGGAACGGTTATATTAGTGGCATATGCTTCTCCAAGACTATATCTAAGAATCGTGTATGCCTTTTCCGCGTCTAGTCTCTTGCATTCGTATGAATCTCCTATGTAATCGAGGCATTCTCCGATGGCATATTTGAGTAAGCTATTCTTTGCGGTCTCATCCATCTCATTGAACGCAATAACTAATAACGCTGACATAGCCTCGCCGAATATCCTACGCTCATCTCCTGGGTATAATGTCTCGCCTACATCTATCTGCAATTTATTGAGTACAGTAGTAATTATTGTGCTTGCATCTGTCTCAGATACGAATATTCCCATGCCTTACCTCCCTATCTTAGGACGTGTCTTAATCTCATATGATAAGTTACCATTCATCTCTACTATCTCAGCCCTTGTCTCTCTTACATCCACTCTAGGCTCATAAGTAGCTATGCACTCATTAGCTGACATAACCATCTGAAGCTTCGCGGTGTCAGATGGAAGGTCCACAATATTTCGCTTAATGCCCTTTTCTCTTGCATAAGGCACTTCGCCTTGTATTGTCTTAAGCAAGTTATCCATGCAAACTTGTACATTACTGTTGCCTTTTTTTCTCATGTTATGGCTCCTTAAAATGTAATGTTATCTTAGCGTGTGTTATCCAACCACCATCCGTCATTACTTCGATGTCGGTTATATCTACACCCATCAGCTTCATTGGTGCGAGAAACTCGTTGAAGCCTATATACAATCGACCAACTGCGCCTATGTACCACGGCCAGATAGCCACCTCCCATTCCACGTCTACTCCGGTGCCCTTAAACACCTCATATGCGATGGTGAGTTCTTGCTTCTTCCACGCTCCTGATTCTTCATCTATTCCAAAGCTAAAACTCATATTATCTATGCTATGAATCCTACTCGGATCTACCTCCCAAGTCCTATCACGCCATGCACATTGTAAGCCCATACTTATAACCTCCCAAGTATCAATCCTGACTGATCATCAAAGATTACATAGACCACCTCGTCATCCTTAACAAGAGGAGTGCCTTCGTTGTCAATGCCCTCCTGAGCCTTAATCGGTGCCGATATATCGCCAGGAATATCTATTGACTCTACTCTATATGTACCATCGTCATATATGTTAGTTATCTTGCCTTTTCTAATCATCGTTTATATATTCCTAAAGAAAATCTTTGTCTTATTCTTCTTCATGTCGTGGCGCACATGGTACATTAGCACCTTACCATTGAATGACTCTGCGCCTTCTGTCTTCAGCTCTACTACGCTTCCAGCAGCATAGCCTTCTGCAATTGGTGATGCGTAGAACACTCCGCCTCTCTGCTTCTTGGTGTAGTAATGATACAGATTAGTAGCATACCTTTCTGCTGTACCCTTACTGTCTATGTAGACCGGAATGCTGACAAGCTTCTGCCTCGACATATCAGAGCCATATGTGTACTCCATAGAGCTATTCCTGACGGTAACAGCTGTGACTGGTTCTTCTGCGAAGTAGTCAGGCTTATTTTCAGCCTTTATTTCTATAGTCTGACTAGAACTAGCACTCTCTATGTACTCATTGTTATATAGAATAAAATCTCCATTATATATAATGAATGAGTCACCCTCCAGGTTGCATAACATCTGGAAGAATGTTAGGTCTGATTCGCTGTCTTGTCTGAGATATGAGAACTTATGGTCTGTTAAGCCATATGTCTTAAGATTAAGCCCATGTCTTGTCGCTATATCCCTTGCCAACTGTAATTTGGTCACTTGTTGCCATCCACCATTGTGCTTTACTTCTGCGCTTGCAGGTATTGAGCAAGCTGTAAGCTCATACTTACCTGCTCTTGGATAGAAGCCTCTTACATATTGGACACCTGAATCAGCATGATCGCAATATACTCTTATCTCGTCATCTATCTGGGGAGACCACTTATCCCAGAGCTTATTGATGTCATTGAATACAATCTTAATAGTATCTCCATGCTCTTCGGCATATTGGTCTACCCAGCACTTATCTACTTCAACAGAGCTCGTTATGTCTGTTCCCTTGTATTCAATCTTTGCGCTCATATTATCTCCTCCAAGGTGGAAGCGTCTCTGGATCAGTAGCTGTATCATATACTGGTATTGTAAGAGTTACACCCTCACCGAATATCACTACACCTATATATGGTCTGTTAAGAGCCATTAGTTCACTCGATAATAATTCACTTCCGCAGGTCTTATATGCGATTGAATCCCACGTATCACCTGCGGAAGTAACATAATTTGTATAGCTAGAAATTAAAGCCATAAGCCTCACGACCTTTCATTTCGATATAACGATCTAAGAGGTCGAAGAACTCAGGCTCTTCTTCTCTAATCGCTGCAATTACATCTTCTTTGCTTGCATTACCGTTGATGTTAATATTTGGACTGAATGTAACACCGCCAAGACTAATTGATGTATTACCTCCGGAAGAGGCTTTACCTGCCAATAAATCAATGAACGATGTGTCAATTCCTAACATCTGACCTGCTTTAGCCCAGTAGCTTATGTTCTGCTTACGATATGCTGGGTCAAATGATAGGACTGCCTCAGTTCCGTTCTCACCGGCAATGGATAGTCCATCGGTGAAGCCACCTGTCGCATACCATTTAACATCCAGGTTAGGCACTCTATTGTTCTGCGCGTCCAGTGCTCCGCTTAGTGTGAAGTGTGGTAATGCTATGTCTCTATTCAGTTCCAGCTTAGTGTTAGCAAATTGAGCTTGAAGTGCTGCAAGCTGTGCTGCTGCCATTACTCTTAATGCAAAAAAAGCAGCCATGAATCCAGATATACCAGATGTAAATCCGGCGGTTAATCCCATCCCTAGAGCAGCTCCATCTGACTGTGCTGTTCCTACAGCACTTTCAAATACCGCAAGAAAAGAAGATACGGCGCTTGATGCCAAATCTTTTAGTGTATCTAATGCACCCTGCACTGTTGTAACAGCTGTTACCATTAATAGAAGCGCTCCTGCTGCAGTTATTGCGTCATTCTTAATAACTTCCATTACAGCCATAACGCCTGTTAACGCTAACAACATAGCAAAGGATCCAATAGAAGCCATCATCATTGCGCCGCCAAAGGCTATAGCTCCTACTGTACCGACTAAAGCTGTGGCTCCAAAGGCTGCCATAGCCACAGTTCCTACTAATAGGCTTGCGCCCATAAGAAGCAATGCAGCTGAGAAGACCAATATCGCACCGCTAAGTGCTACTATACCAAGGGCTGCATCTAATCCATACTCTGCTATCGTTGGTAGCTGCTCACAGAATAAAGCCGCGCCCATAGCTGCGACTGCTATACCGGCGCCAACTAGGAATACTGCTGCGCCAAGTGCTAATAATCCGACTGCTGATATCGTTGCTGCGCCACCTATTGCTACAATAGCGGCTGCAACTCCGATTCCTACTGCTGCCATTAATACGAATACAGCAACTGCTGCAGGACCTGCGTCCGCTAGTGCAATAGCAGATTGCGCTAAAAGTGCCATACCTGCTGCAATTAGGAGTACTGCTGCACCGGCTGCAAATAGCAATAGTGCCTGACCGCCTAATGTAGAGAATGAAGATGAAGCTGAAGCGGCACTGCTCGCTGCGCCTGATGCGGAAGAGCCAAAAGAGGCCATACTTCCCGAGACACTGCTAATTCCACTGCTTAGTCCACCAACCATTCCACTTATACCGCTTATTGCTGATGACAATGGCCCAACTGCGAGTGCAATACCCGCGATTATAGGACCTACTGTTGTGATAATATCCCAATTGTCTACAAGCCAAGAGATAGCATCTCCAATGCCCTCTACAAGTGTAGGTAATTTATTTTCTGCAAAATCTTGGATACGAGGCCCAAGATTAGCCGCCCACTCTTCAATTTTTGGTGCCATATCCTCTACTACTTGTGTAATATATGGCATAGCACCGGCAAGCGCATCCACGAGAGATGTCGCCAGAGGCTCAATGGCTGTCTCTAAATTTTGCTTAACCAATTGCCACTTATCCGCGAATGTATATGTATCCCACGCCGCACTATTTATCGTCTCTTTCGATGTTTTAAGCGCAGCGGTAAGACCTTCAACATCAAGTGTTCCGTTTCGAATAGCTGCTGACATTGTAGAAGCAGCTCTAGCTCCGAAGACCTCAGATGCTATCCTTGTAGCCTCTGTTGCATCTCCTGCATTCTTGATGGCATCGGTATATTCTTTCATACCTTGAGACGCGGATTTGCCTTCCTTAGCCATTGTTGTGACTGACTTCTTCATGGCCTTTAAGACTTCGCCGGAATTAACGCCGGCTTTATCTAATTGACCCATTAAAGCTGCTGCCTCTTCGAATGAATATCCAAGATCCTGAAGCTGCGCTCCATATCCCTGCATATCAGACATAAGAGCCGTAAAGCCTACGCCTGTTGACTGTGATACCTTGAATATGTAGTCCATAGCTCCGCCCATGTTTTCAGTTGATACATGCCATTGTTGGAATGCTTGTGATGATTCCTCGACGATGCCCGCAACATCTTCTCCAAGCATCTTCGATACTTGAAGAGCCTGCGTAGATAATCCCTGAAGCGCAGTTCCGGTTAATCCAAGTCTTGTATTGTAATCAGCAATTACAGTTGATGCATCTTCCAGAGTAGTAGGAACACTCTTATATACTTCCTTCATAGTGCCATATAGGTCCTGAAGGTCTTGTCCTGTTGCGCCAGTGCCGATGCGGATTGTGTTTTGAGCTGCCTTAAAATCATTTCCTACATCTATTAACGCTTTTCCTGCTGCAATTGTTCCTGTTGCAATCGCGGTAACAGCAACTGCAGCTACTTTAGATACGGTCTTAGCCACATCTCCGAAGCCTTTCATTGAGGATGAAGCTGATGAAATTGCCTTATTAAGAGCTGGATCTACTTTACCGGATATAGATACAAGCGCTTTTAACTCTTTACCCTGTGCCATGATTTATCTCCTACGATGCGACTTACTGTAAGCCTTTGCTTTCTCTTTGCGTACTTGACGCTCCTGTTCTTCTTTTTCTCTCTTTAGGTCTTCTCCCGCTTCGCTTATCTCTTGGATAAACGCTCTCATCTCTAGTTGTCTGAGAGTTTTGGGACTTTCTCCATAGATACGACAGTAGCTTCTGACAAGCTTTCTGATTTCTTTTGCGGTGAGGCTATCTCTTCCTGGTCTTCCTCCTGCGCAGTATCGTTGAAAAAATCTCTACCTATCCTCCTGATCTTGTGGATGTCTCTACCTTTGATGCGTTTTAGATCTTCAATATCTATTGCAGAGTTGCAATTAATGATAGCTCTATAACCAAGCGCAATATGGAATGCTGAGTTGAACTCAGGTTGAGTAGCTGTCATAATTCCCTTTGACGCATTGTCAAATTGAACCTTGCCTTCTACTTCCATGTATTGTTCTACAGTAATAGAGTCAATGTCATACTCGAATTCTGATACTTCTTTCCCATTGATCATAATGGGGTTATTTAATGTTATATATTCAGCCATGCTATTGTTCTCCTATTCATAAAAAAGTAGAAGAGCCTCAACACACATTGAAGCTCTTCCTTGTCAATAAGTTAATTACTACAGTAATCTGTCATAATCTCTAGAGTAGTCTCTGCCGTTAACCTTAACGATGTGTGCAAGTCTATCCACTAATAAGATTTCCTCGCCATCAACGACTAATCTATATCTGAATACCTTATATGTAAGGTCGCTCTCTGAAGCACTTCCGATTTCGAGAGATGCTCCCGGAGCTAATGTAACAGGTGCTACATTAAGGAAGGCCTTGCATCCTTCTTTTGCTGTAGTTCCATCTGACTTAATTAAGTCTTGAACCCATCTAATCTCAACAGCCTTCTTGCCAGGTGCTGTAAGTCTAGTCATATTCTTGTCAACGCCTACCTTAGTGATGGTCATTTCCATGTCTTCGATAGCGTTAGACAAAGGAATACTCATATCACCCATAGCCTTAACATCAGCTGTCATGAATGTTACTTCTGGAAGTGTTACCGTTGTATCGGTAGCTACGAGGACACCGTCGGAATAGATCGTATTAGCTTCAATAGGTCCTCTTTTGTTTACCCATTTACTCATTGATTATTCCTCCTCTCCAAAGTATGATGTGAATCCTGCATCTGTGTATGCAACCTTAGCTGTAAGGCTCTTAGCAGCAGGCGTAGGTGTATCAACAATGTTCCATGTGAAGTTACCATTAATAAGGTCGCCGATTGTGTTCTCAGATTCAACGAATGTGATAACTGGCTCTCCTATTAATGCGCCCTGGGCTACTAAGCTATCAAGCTTCTGCTGCTCAACTTCAACAATTGTATCCTTAAGATTTCTATCCATAGGCTCATCTACATCGTCGCCATGATCAGCTTCGAATGAGTTGATGATGTACTCTTGCATTCTCATGTTTGTGTCAAAGATTCCTAACGGATTAACATCTGGCTTAGCATTTCCATCAGCACCTGCCTCGAATGCAGCAGTGTGAGGACCCCAGAGTCTCCAAGAACCTCCCCACTTAACAAGAGTAGTAATACCTACTGCATTAAGTGTGTTGCCTTGACTTTGATCAAAGCCCTGATTCTTAGATTCTGCTCCGAAGTACTGTGCAGCAACAGGAACACTCTTGTTAGAGCATGTTTCCATTGGAATACCATCATGAGATGCATCAACTCTAAGTGTCTCAGCGAGTGCGAGAGTTGATAGATGATATACTTTACCATTAGCGGTCTTAGCCTGTGGCCAGAATACTTTTGTATACATTGAATTGTATCCTTTGTTCGTCTGCCAATCCTTAGCTAGTGCTAATGTATCAACAGTGCTCTTGTATTCAACGTCAACCTTGTCAGCTGCGTAATAAGAGCCACCTGATAATAATGTGATAGTAACACCGCTTGCTGTTTTCTCAGCAGTATAGTCAGTGCCCTCTTTCATTACTGTACTTGTGCCTGTCTCGTATACAACTACGCTTGATAAGATAGCCTTTGCATCTCCGATTACTACCTCGTGATCACTGACAGCAGCTTCGCTTACGTTAACAACTCCTTCAACAGGAATGTCAGCATAAGGCATTGCATACCAATGGTCGTTGATAGCCTGACAGAAATTAACCATAGCATCATATACAGCCTTACGCTCTGACCACTTAGGTGCAGCGATGTAAGTAATAATTGCATCATAATTAGGATATACAAGCTTACCGCACTGGAGTCCAGTGTATACCCCTTCAGCTGATACAGAACCAATGATAGTATCTTCTGTGATGCCTGTTGTATCAACTTCATAGTAAGAAGCTTGAATAGTACCTGTAAGAGGTGTATCATTATCAACACTTGTGATTAACACTTTACCTGTGTTAAAACTATAATCTAGGTTATAATCTGTGCCTTCTGTCTTACCTGCAAGTGCGAATGTATCAAGAATGATTGTGTCAGATGTAATTGAAGCACTTCCATTGGTGAATGTAAGTGACTTAGTTGTCTGAGCTGATTTCTTGTGCACTGCCGGATCTAGCACATTAACAAAAAATGCTGGTCCGATATTGCCATTAGCATTGTCGAATAAAGCTGAGAGCATTTCACATAGAGTGAACTTATCCCAGTCTTCTGAATAACCAATGACATTCTTAGCACCCATATCTGTAATGTATACAGGTGAATTAATGATGTTAGCGTTAGCATAACCACGAATAAGGTTAACAGGTGCAGTACCAACAACAAAAGGTACGCTCTGAGATGAATTCGCAGCTGAAATAACGCTGTCGCTTATAGAGCCATAAGCTCCATGCTTGTAACCGCTCATTGTTTATTCTCCTTTCAAAGATAATCGTTGTAATTGTTAGCTTTCGGACTTATTCCGCAGGTTATTGTCAGCTCTATCCACGCATACCACATAGGGTATGCATCAACTAGATTGTCATCTATCTGGAAATGTCCATACTTAATAGGTGTTGATTTCTCAACCTTAAGGCCTTCGATATACATTTCTGTCTGTAACTTGTTTATGGACTTAGATATCCATAGCCATAGCTCTTTCCAGCCATCAGCATTCCTTGTGAACTTAAGCTCACCCTGCTCATCTTCCGCGAAGGAACCTGGACGATAGGTCGAAAATGAGAGGCGGAACTCTAGGCTCCGCTCACTCGACACCATATCGTCCGAACCCTTCACGAGCTGTAAACATATAGAAGGAATTTGAGTTGAAACCTCCGGTGGGAGCTGGTCTTTAGGTGGAACAAATAGGGCAAATGCCTTTGGAATTACAAAATTATATTCTCTTTCCATATCTCCACTCTTGGCTGGTGGGCTTAAGAACTCCATGTCATCGCATAAGTTCTTCTGGATCCACGCTGTTAGATTGTCTACTACTTCATTAAGTTGCATTTCTGTCTCCTAACTTGGCACTGGTACAATCATTTGAATCTCTGTCATGCCCATGTTCTCATGCCAATCTGTTACCGTATATATCTGTCCGTCAACATTAATGTGACTTCCGTAGCCTTCATAAGATAGTCCTGCGTCTGATAGGTCTTCTGTCTTTGCAAATATCCTCAGCACCGACTCACCGACGCCAAACTCTTCTCCACCGGAGAGGCTTGACATCTCATCGTTATCGATAGAACAATTGATTTTTTCTCCCTCGATTATGTGCTCGTCGCAGAAATCATCTGTATTGATAAATACATCATCGATATCAGACGCAATTAAGCTCTTAAGACTCATACCGGATCAGCTGCTTCGAATGCCGGTGGCTCTTCATCCGCAGTATCCTTTTTATTCTTTGCCTTTTTCTTTGTTGACTTCTTGGAAGCCTGCTTCTTAGGTTCAGCTTTCGGTTCTTCCTTAGCCTTCTTCGAAGATTCTGCTTCATCATCAACATGAACAGCAACGCCTAATTCGATTAAGCGTTGCTCTTCTTCAGGATTCACAGAAAAAGGCTCATCATTGCATGTCTTAGGTATAGGAATGCCATTCTTTCCGACATATCCATAGGTACCCTTGATTATTTTGATCATAAGCCTCTACCTCCTTATGCCACATCAGAAACAATAGCAGCATTAAGGTGCTTAGGCATAACGAGGGGCCTTGACTGATATCTAAGCTCTCTGTTGCCCTGATCACGATTGATAAGTACCTGTGGCACTCTTCTTTCTGCATAAGTACGAGGTGTGTCATCGTTCTCATACTGAGAAATAGCGCCATAAGCTGTACGGCCCATGCCCTCAGATGTAACAACAATCTTGTCAACATCAAAGTAAGGTGTATCTGTTCCGTTGATAGCCTTGTATGATGCAGAATAGATATATACGTTAAGAATGAATCCCTCGAAATCAACCTTTCCGATGAATGCAACACCAGGAATAACGAACTCAGGTCTGATTTCGTCAGCGATGCGGATTCTACGGTTATCTAACTGCTTCTGAACTTCGCTGTTGTTCATAAATATGCTACCTGCGGTTGAACCCATGATAAGATCAGTTGCAGGAAGGCCCTTCTTAGAAAGCATGTCACACATAGCCTTAACATCAGAGAAGATATTAGTTGAAGATGTAGTCCATCCTGATCCTGTATATACAGCCTGGTTGCTGTTGTTGCCTTCTCCAAAGAAATCAATCGAAAAATCTTCGGCAAAGTTAGTGCCATATCCATTGATATACTGCTTAATTGTGTAAGCATTTCCGAGAAGCGTCTGAGCCGCCATATATTCCTCTGTTCTAGTAATCATGGCATCCAATGTGCTGATATCATCAGCAAGATATTGTGCTTCTCTCTGTTCAGCTGTCATATCTGATGCGATAGACTCATTGAACATACGTCTGTTGAGCTGTTCGATTGTAAGAACCATAGAAGGAGCGATAAGCGGAGCTGTCATCTCCTTTGTCTGGAAGCTACTTCTCTGAACAGGTACCGCGCCTGAAATAACTGCCGGTGCGAGCTTCTCATTAGTATCGTTCTCAAAATCTACTGTAACCTTTTCAGTTACATAGATATCAGCCTGTGAAGTAGGGAAAAACTTATCCCTTAAAAAAGACGGAGCCTTTTTTGCCCCTTTAATGCCCTGAAGCATTGTGCTTGTATCATATAAATTCATTCTCTTGTCCTCCTTATACTTCCACGCCGTGAATCAAGTTAATATTATTCTTCTTGAGGTTCTCTTCAGCCGCAGTTGTAATTGCTGTAGAACTTCCGGTGAGTAACTTTTCGGGAATAAAGCACCCCTGAACATATACAGGCGCATAGATGTCTGTTGACGAAGCAACCTGTGCAATATCCTTGGCAAGAATGACCTCTGCATCGCCAATTGTTGATGATGTAGCAATTGAATATGTACCATCACCATCATTAGCAAGTAATGTACCTCTCTTAAGATCCTGAGTCGTGCTTGCCGCTACCTTCTTTGTTTCAAGAAGGACTTCATGTGCATTAGCGATTAAGAAATCATCGCTTTCAAATGATAATGTGCTGCTCATTTTATTTACCTCCTTATTTGTTTAATGCCGCTGATAAAAGTGCGGCTGCATCTTTCGAATCCTGAATATTTTGCTCTGCCTCTGAGCCCTGTACCGGATCAGCCACAACATTAGCTGCACCGGAATCCTCTACATCAGAATCCAAGTCATTAAGAGCATTTTCTTCAATGCTTTTTTCTGACTTCATTGCTTCAAATGCAAGTTGCTTAGCATCCATCACATCATCACCATACTTAGCCTTATTAATAAGCTCTTTGTCTGAGATGTGGTTTTGGATGTCCTCAATTTCCTTAATCCTGTTACGCTCTGCCATAACAGCGTCATTTACAGCCTTTTTATTTTCAGAGCGGGCCGCTTCCAACGCTTCAGCCTTGATAGCGTCGACAAATTCAGGATACTGAGCCTTTAATTCATCAAGATCCATAACGGTTTCCTCCTTTCCTGATGAGTTCTCAAATGTATCTATATTCAGCGACCCTCTGTCGCGGAATACCTTTTCCATAGACACGACATTTTTGTTATAGTTAAGTGCCGGTCTGTCCTCTTCACGAAGATTTATGGGATTACCATTGACGACGATCACATTGTCACAACCTTTAACCTTTGCTACCGCCGGTTCTGTTGAGTTGACAATCTCATCAGCGAAGCCCTTGTCTACTGCTTCACTTGCCGTCATCCATGTTGTGTTCTTAATCATTTTGCTGATTGACTCTTCGCTGTTATTGGTTCTATCCTTGTAGATTTCCATCAACGAATTGTCGTAGTTCTTCAACATATTAAGAACGTCCTTGGTATCATTGGCGTTGTAATAGCCAATCAACAAGGTAGACGCTCCGTGAATCATAAGCTGTGATCCTACGCTCATCTGCCTCTTATCTCCAGCCATGAAGATAATCGATGCAGCTGAAGCAGCTAATCCATCAACTATTGTTGTGGTTTCAGCTTCCATCTCTCTTATGCGAGTAAATATTGCCTTGCCTGCATCCGCATCTCCGCCAACGGAGTTAATGCGAAATGTTACTTTGTCGTAGAACTTAAGTCCGTCGAGATCATCCAAGAACTCTTTTTCTACGATGAACATGTCCTCAAGCGGCTGATCCGTCCAGAAGTCTTTAGGGCGATTGCTTACGACCTCTCCATAAAGGTTTACTTCTGCGGAATTATCAGCCTCATTTTTAACGATGGTATAAGGCTGCCTACTCTGTACCGACTTAACCGGCGCAGGCATTCCATTCATTATCCTGTCGAAAAAGCCCATTATTTATCCTCCTTATCTCTTACTGTTGACACGACTTCTATAACCTCGATTCTGTCTTTCTCTTCATTGGTTGTTGTATCTTGCGGAATCTCTTCATTGACCTTTTCTACTTCCTTAAGTCTTGCAGATTCCTTAATCAATGCATCTACATTGCTATCAAAGTCAGAGCCGTTAATTCTAAGCGCCGAATCAGCGTAGGTGCTGAATCCGTTCTGGCATGCTTGAATCTCAGCAGAAATCTCTTTAGTTGGATCTAACTGACCTTGTGAAGGGCCAATCCATTGA